GGGTGAGGCCCAGTCTGCGCAGCAGATGCAAGGGTCCGGGGGACCCTTGCAAGGAACAAACGACCGCGACACTGCCTTTGCAGCCCTTTGCGCCCAGATCGGCGCTGTCATCCGTGCAGACCGCACGATTGGCGGGCGGTGTGACTGGGTTGAGGCGGAAGCGCCGCAGCCGGTGGACCTGCCCGTCGAGGGGGCGGCCAGTCTGAAGGCGGCGGTAATTTCGGTCGTGCTGCATTATTCAACGTCAGACCCGCTGGCCTGACCCAGCCCACAACCTGAGGAGAACACAATGGCACGCGCACAAGGAGCGCGGGCGCAGATGGCGCTCGCCTACGAATCCGTCTACGGCACGCCGCCCGCAAGCGGTTATTTCAAGATGCCGTTTGCCAGCGCGACGCTTGGCGCGGAGCAACCACTGCTCGAGTCCGAGCTGCTCGGCTATGGCCGGGATCCGCTCGCGCCGATCAAGGACGCGTTGACCAGCGATGGCGATGTGGTGGTCCCGATCGATGCGATCGGCTTTGGCTACTGGCTGAAGGCCACCTTTGGCGATCCGACCACGACCGGCGCGGAGGCTCCCTACACGCATGAGTTCCGCTCAGGTGGCTGGACCCTTCCAAGCCTCGCCATCGAAATCGGCATGCCAGAAGTGCCGCGCTTTGCGATGTACGCGGGCTGCGTGGTGGACCAGCTGTCCTGGCAGATGCAGCGCTCCGGCCTGCTGACTGCCTCCGTCAGCCTCATTGCTCAGGGCGAGACCCCGGCAACCACCACCAACGCAGGCACACCGACCGAGATCGCGCTGCAGCGGTTTGGCCACTTCAATGGCTCAATCAAGCGCGACGGCGTGGCCCTTGGCAATGTGGTCTCGACCCAGATCACCTATGGCAACAACCTCGACCGCATCGAGACGATCCGCGCGGACGGCAAGATCGACGGGGCCGATCCCTCCATGGCAATGCTCTCGGGCAGCATGGAGGTCCGCTTTGCCGATACCACGCTGATGGACCAGGCGATCAACGGCACGACCTGCGCGCTAGAGTTCGCCTACAGTCTGCCCACCGGCGAAAGCCTGACCTTCACCGCGCATTCCGTTTACCTCCCGCGTCCGCGCGTCGAGATCGGCGGGCCGCAGGGCGTGCAGGCCACCTTCGACTGGCAGGCAGCCAAGGACAGCATCGTCGGGCGCATGTGCACCGTCACGCTCATCAACGATGTGGAGACCTATTAATCATGCTTAAACTTGATCTCTCGACTGACCCACGCTGGCTTGATCTTGCCCCCGGCGTCCGCGTGCGCCTGCTCCCGCTCACCACCGCGCTGATGGTGACCACCCGCAACGATCCCAGCATTGCAGCCCTCCCCGAGGACGCCAGCAATGAGGACCGCGCGCTGGTCTTTGCCAAAGCGCTGGGGCGGCGCGCCGTGGTGGCATGGGAGGGCGTGGGCGATGTGGACGGCAACGTTCTGGACCTCACGGCTGACGGTGTCGACGCCTTGCTCGACATCTATCCGATCTTCGAGGCCTTCCAGGCGGGCTATGTCGCCAAAGCACTGGTATTGGATCAGGAAAAAAACGTCTCCGCGCCCTTGCCGACTGGCACTTCAGCGGGGGCGATCGATACTGCGAGGCTTACGAAGCCCGCGAGGCCTGCAAAGTCCCGTGCCCGGAGTGCCCAGCCAAAATAAACCGCCCGCTTACCTTCGAGGGCGCGCAGGTCTGGGACCTGGTCGGACGGCTGGGCGGCCAGCTGCGGGCAACGCAGCAGACAATCCTGGGCTGGGACATGGGCGCTGCGCTGGCCATGGCGCAGGCGCTGGGCGTGAACGGCCTCGCGGCGATGGAGATGCTGCCCGAAATCGAGGCGGTGATGGTGAAACGAGTCAACGAACGGATCGGAGATTAGCATGAGTGAAAAGCGCGTCTTCGTGCGCCTCGCCGCCGTGGGCGGACGACAGGTCAAGGCGGAGCTGACCGGCATTGGCGACGCCGGTGCCCGTGGCCTCGGTCGGCTGTCGCGCGAGGCTGATGTGGCCAACGCACGGCTTGCTGCCTTCACGCGCCGCGCCACGATCGCAGCCGCCGCTGCAGGTGCTGCTGTGGTGGCAGCCGGTGCCGCGATGATCGGCTCCGGACTGCAAACCATCGACCAAACCGCCAAGCTGGCGCAATCGCTGGATACAACCGTCGAAAGCCTGCAGGTGCTGGAGCGCGCTGGTGAACTGGCTGGTGTTTCCATCTCGGGGATCGAGCAGGCCACCAAGGACATGACCCGTCGCCTCAGCCAGGCTGCAGCCTCTGGTGGGCCAGCGGCGGCCGCGCTGGACCGGCTGAACCTCTCCGCCGAGACGCTGATGGACATGCCACTCGATCAGCGGATCGCGGCAGTGTCCGCCGCCATGACGGAGTTTGTTCCCGAAGCAGAGCGCGCTGCCGTGGCAGGGCAAATCTTCGGCGAGGAAGGCTCAATCGCCATGTCGCGGATTGATACAGCGACGCTGCGCCAGGCGACGCAGGATGTGCAGGACTTTGGCATTGTCGTCTCCGAGCAGGACGCGGACCAGATCGAGCGCACCAATGATGCGATCTCCCGCCTTGGTCTGATCTGGCGCGGCGTTTCGAACCAGCTGGCGGTGGCTGCCGCGCCCGCGCTTGAAGCAGTGGCGGATGCGCTGGCGGCCATGGCGCGCACGACCGGTCCTCTTGGAAGTGCCATTCAGGGTCTGTTTGAGAACATTGGCCGACTGACCACATTTGCGGTGACCTTCGCAGGCGTGATGGCGGGCCGTTGGGTGGCGGGCCTCGTTGCCGCGACCTTCTCGGTCAGTGGACTGGTGACCGGTCTCGTCTTTCTGCGCGCGGCGCTGATCCGCACCGGCATCGGTGCGCTGATCGTTGGCGCAGGCGAGCTGGTCTATCAGTTCACGCGGCTGGTCTCCGGCGCGGGCGGGTTCGGCAACGCGCTGGATCTGCTCAAGGACGTGGCGGTTGAGGTCTGGGACCGGGTGTCGCTCAGCGCGGATGCAGCTTGGGCACGCGTGGAAGCCGGATGGGCCACGGCGCAGGCTGGTATTTACGACGGTCTGCAAGATGCAACAGCGGCGGTGGTCGGCTGGGCAAACAGCACCGTCAACACATTCGAGGGCACGTTTCTTGCGGTACAGGCCATCTGGGGGGCGCTGCCGGATGTGTTTGAACGTGTTGGCGCGCTTGCGATCAACGGTCTGGTTGAGGTGATGGAGACCGGCATTGCGGGTATCACCGAGGCGGTCAACGCCGTTTTGACATTGGGCGGTCGGCGTCCCGAATGGGCCATCGCAGCGCCTGACCTCTCGGAATGGAAGTCTGCAGTTCCGGAAGCCGTCAACCTGGGAGCGCGGGCGCGGGAGGCTTACGACAGCGCCTTCTCGGACAATCCCTTCCAGGTGCCTGAACTCTTTGGCGGCATGGCAGATGATGCGCGCGGTCGGGCAGCAGGCTATTCCGAGGCGGCAGGCATGCTGTCAGACGCAGCTTCGCGCCCCATGACCGCCTGGCAGGTGCTGAAGGATGCAGTTTCTGGTGCGGGCGATGAAGGCGACGCAGCGTTGGAAAGTGCAGTCACCTCAGCGGATCGGTTCAACGATGCGCTTGAGGAGACCGAGGATCAGGCAGGCCGCGCAGGTGGTGCGGCAAAGCAGGCGGGCGCCGACGCAGCGGAGGGTGCAGAGGCAGCAGCCACCGGCTGGCAGGCGGTTGTGAATGCGGTCAGCGAATACGCGGACAAAGCCCGCGATGTGGGCGCGGACATCGGCAACGTGCTGGTCAGCGCATTTCAAAGCGCGGAAGACGCCATCGGCAACTTCGTAAAGACGGGAAAACTGGATTTCAAAGGCCTTGTCACATCGATGATCGCAGACCTTGCCAAGCTCGGAGCGCGCAAGTTCATCCTCGGCCCCATCGCCAATGCACTCTCCGGCGCGCTCGGAAATCTCGGCGGCATGTTTGCGGGTGTGTTCCACCAGGGCGGTATCGTGGGCGGGCCTGCGCCCTCACGCATGGTCCCGGCCATGGCCTTTGCCGACGCACCGCGCCTGCACAACGGCGGCTGGGCCGGGCTCAAATCCGACGAGGTCCCGGCGATTCTGCAGCGTGGCGAGCGCGTACTCAACCGCCGGGAAGCCCAAAGCTACAGCGGCGCGGGTGGACCGCGCGAAAGCGCCCCCGTCGTCAATATATCGATCCAGACCCGCGACGCAGAGAGCTTCCGGCAATCGCGCACGCAGGTCGCAGCCGATATCTCGCGCGCAGTCTCCATGGGGCGGAGGGGTATGTAATGGCGTTTCACGAGGTGCAGTTTCCCGACAACATCAGCCGCGGCGCGCGCGGTGGGCCACAGCGGCGCACGCAGATTGTTGAGCTGGCATCGGGCCGCGAGGAGCGCAACGCTTCCTGGTCCGCCTCGCGGCGTCGCTACGATGTCTCCTACGGCATCCGCCGCGTGGATGATCTGCACGCGGTGGTCGCGTTCTTCGAGGCGCGGCTGGGGCGGCTCTACGGCTTCCGGTTCAAGGACTGGGCGGATTACAAATCCTGCGCTCCCTCGCAGGGTCTCTCCGAAATGGACCTGGTGATCGGCACCGGCGACGGGACCACCACCTCCTTCGCTCTGTCCAAAGCCTATGGCACCGCGCCCCACATCTATCAGCGTCGCATCGAAAAGCCGGTGGCCGACACAGTTCGCGTCGCGCTGGGCGGAGCAGAGCAGTTCAATGGCTGGTCCATCGATAATGACACCGGGATCATCACGTTTGATGCAGCTCCGGACTCCGACGTCTCCATCACAGCTGGCTACCAGTTCGACGTTCCCGTCCGCTTCGACAGCGATTTGATGGACGTCACCCTCGACATCGAGCGCCTCGGCTCAATCACCTCAATCCCGCTTGTGGAACTCCGCCTCAGCTAAGGACCTCGCCCATGCAAACCTATACTGCCCTTGAACATCGCCCTGGCGATACGCCTCAGCTGTACGACATCGACGGCGGGCTTGTTGCGCAAAACGCAGACGGCAAAGTCGTCCGCCTCAATTCTAGCCAGCAGGTCACAGCCGTCGCGCCAGTACCAATCGAGGCAGAGGAGCGCTATGCGTTCCGCGCGGTGTTTCGGCGCGCCACCAACAGCCCTGATCCCTCCGATGACGCTATTGCCTGCGGCATCGACTGGCTGGCGGCGGACAAGACCGCACTTTCCACCACCACCATCGAGACCATTCTCAATTTCACCAACGCGGATGGGCGGCGCGAGGTCCGCACCTCCGTCGTGGCAGAAGCCGAGGGTCCTTCCAGCGTCGTGGCCCCAATCGGCGCACGCTACGCGGTCCCATGGGTGCGCACATTCGGGATCAACCACGCCACAGACGTCGAGGTCTGCAGTCTCGAGCGGCTGCCCTTTGTCTCGATACCCGTCGCGCGCACCTTCTACGTCACCATGGATGGCAAAGATCTCAATGAGGGCTCTTCCCTGACCGCACCCCTGGCCTCCATTGCCGAGGGCCTCGCGCGCGCAGCAGCCCTCGCGTTGCCTGCCATCGTGATTGTGCAGCCTGGCGAATACGTCGTGCCGCCAGATACTGTGATCCCCGCCAATTGCGCCCTTTACGGCTATGATCTGCGCGTCACCAAGCTGAGCCTGCCGCCCGGCCAGGAGGTGAACAACATGTTCCAGATGTCCAACGGCATCAAAGCCCGGGGCTTCACCTTCTCAAACCTGCGCCATGAGCCCTACACGCTGGCGGGCGGACCGCCACAAAAGGGCTGGGCCTTCGTCTTCAAGCCCGGCGAGCTCCTCACGCGATCGCCCTATATTGCCGATTGCTCGCAACTGCATGGCTTCACCCAAGACCAGATGGCCCTGCCGATCGACAAAGCCGCAGGCAATCCCCTGATGCCGCGCGGCGGGGGCAACCTGCTGGCCGACGGCTCGGTCCTCGCCCCGTCCTCACCACTGCGCTCGGTCGTGGTCGACAGCTTTACCGCAATCAATCCCAATGGCGTGGGCTACGCCGTCACCCGCAACGCCTTTGTCCAGCTGGTCTCGGTCTTCACCAACTGGGCCCGCGTCGGCCTTTGGGCCCATGACGGCGGGCAGATCACCGTCGCCAACTCCAACAAC